TGTCACGGTAACCAAATACTTGCACCTCTATTTAATTTTACATCCATCGAGGAGACGGATGACCTTATTCAGGATTTTGTTTTTTCCAAATTTCTAATCTATCCGTGAAAGACAATTGCAACGCCTTTGTAGCATGACCAATGTCATGCTCATACGCAATTTCTCTCAATTTCCCTATTCTATCTTCAAACACAGACTTTCCGTGGAAAAAATATTCGTCTGCTGCCCCACATAAGTTCATTGCACTCACCTCCATGGGTGAAACTTCCTTCGACTTCATAATAGAACATAATGATTTGTGTATTGAAGTTTCGTTCAAAGGTCCTACAATCGTACCAAAGTCTTTATCATACACAAATTTACGCTTAAGAAAATCGCATTCACCAATCGTTATAAACTTTTTAAAAGCAGCATCTTTCTCGGCCATGGTAATTGTCATCTCATGTTTAGCTAGGAAATCCCGAAACGTAATCATGTTAAATCCCGAATGCCACCAATCTACCGACCCGGCGGCATCATCACCATACGTAATCAATGAGGCACATTGTCGAAAGGTTTTTCTTTCATTGGGATATATTTTGAAAAAACCCAATCGATGTAATAAACTATTGACAATGCCGTTTAAATATACCGTAACGTTAACTCCAGAAGGATTTGAACCCAACAACATTATCAAATCACCATTATATGCACACATAGGCCAACAAATATCTGTAGCAATGCCTTGCATAATGGCTATATCCGAGTCAGAATACCCACACATCTTTGCAATTCTCTGCATAATCTTAAGTGCACAAAATGTGAGCTGTGCGGGCATGCGTAAATCATACTCCTTATAATCTATTGCGCATACCCTATTTTTACCAAATTTGGTAATATGCGTGGCCAACTCAGACCACTCCCTTGAATGTGGATTCACTCCAACTGCACATTCACTCAACAGCGGATTAAGTGATAAGAACCTGCAGACTGGTAAGTAATATTTCCGCACCAGTAATTGAAATGCTAACTGAGCAGCTTGAAATATTCTAACCTTTTCCTTGGTAGATAGGGTGGGTTCGTCCTTACACGAAGATTTACAAATTGGATAACATCTCCTACCTGATAAATATTCTTTCTCCATATTTTCAGCCTGTACCCAGTATTTTTCGTGAAGTTCTACATAATCACCATACACGCCCAAAGGGTCTTCACATTCGCGCAACCATTTCTCCTTAGTACCTCCAGTAGGAAATCCTACTGATGTTGATTTTTTCATATTATCAACAAATCTAGTACAAGGAATCCCATTAACAACTTGTGGTTTGGTAAGAACCTTCACGTCATCTTTCCAAAAGCTAAGATCAGCATTGATACGTTGTGCAATCTCAACCATATAATCATCTGCAGCCCTCGCAACTTCTGCTCCGCTAAAACCAATACTCGGGGCAGTGGAACTTTTCAATGAAGTCACCCAAGGAAGCCAAGGTGATTGCTTGTCAGGACCTCGGAATCGGGGTGCACACCAACTCTTAGTAACATCTAATTTATTACGCACAGTCTTACAAATAGGTGTGTCCATCACTTTTGACGATGGCTGTGATCTCCCCACAGTCGACCCATATACTCTATAATTCCTTTCTCCCTCCAATAATATCAAAGGGGACCTTTCGTGAATTTTCTCTTCCAATATTTCAACGCCAAATTGTTTTCTAATTAAAGTTCCTTCACTCGCAATATTTTGAATATGAGGTTGTGCATAAAGAGTTTTTAATGCGGCTTCTAATTCACCATATAATGGTGTACCTCCACGCGCTTCTCTTACTCCATCGCCGCCTAAATGCACTCCTGCAATATAAGATTTCATGTCATCTGTAACGATAGGTGATAAACACATACCATCACAGTTACCTTCTGCTATGTATTGAAGACCCCGGAAATCGACTCGTTTACCATTAATGACATGATTATTTGTGGTTGTACATGATCTTATTCCTGTAACAGGTTTTATTTCCAAAACGCCATCCCTGTTTCTATAAAACATATGACCAGTACGTTCAACCATTGGCGTGCGATCCACAAAAGTACTTAAAATGTCTTTTGCGTCACCAGAATTATATAAGTATGCCACAACTAAATCATGATTTGCAACTCGCACAAAATCAACGGACGAAATAAGACATTCAAATGTAGCATTACCACATTTACCACTCACATTCGCTTTCCTTGTAAATTTATACTTGGTAGTTTCATTAACCATAAAATGGTGAGGAAGCAATATAAAACCAGACTTCAACATCAATCCATTTGTTACATGACTACCTCTCCTTACGTGCATAAGATTGCGCGCAATAAGATTTGCAACTTCACCTGATCTTCTACTTACTTGTACAGGCACTGCATCCTTAATACGGTCTTCAAATTTAGGCTTAAACATTTGAGAACTAGTTTGAGCATCAAGTTCTCTAATTTCCGCAGGAGTAGGATTAAGGGTGGACTGTTGTTTAATCATAGTATTAGCACTCGCATTAACAATAGTATCATACAAATGTGGTATACCCACGTACGTCATATAACTAGTTACCGCACTAGGTATGACCATATCGCGAATAACACTTGGATAAACTCCCTTAATATTAGTCCAAGTATGTCTCAAAGCTTCATCAGCATGGTCGTTTCCATTCATTACATTCATGTATGCCTTATGAAGAGTATAACCCAAGACACATGCTGCACTTAATTGAGGGAAAAGTAGTGCGGCTAAGATGAAGCTACCAATTTTCACCCTAGGACGTTGGAATTGTTCAGTCATATCATTTACATACCTTTTGAACATGTTACGGAACTTACGCCAACGTAAATAAAAATCCATGTCATATCGCATAAGTGGAAAAGTGACGTAAGGATAAATAACATCATCACACCACTTATTATATGCAAATTGTGCCACGGATCTAATGGGACGTTCCGGGTCCAATTTGCAATGCTTTGCAGTGTATAACACAACACGTGAACACACATTCTCGGGTAAAGCATAAGTGCTTGCGGCACACATGAGTGATGCAACAGGTAAGGTAAAATAATAAAAAGGCACTACAACTCCCACTCCTAACTTGAGAGCTGTACCAATATGATTTCCTATAGCTATTGCACGAAGCATCTTTCTCCTATATACATTATTAACGTATGTACCTATCCAAGAATCTTCGCTCCAATGTGGTAACCAAATGGATATATCATCCATGTGATATTTGCGTATATATAATCGTCCTACTTCACGTAATCGCTCCAATACAGCAATCATGGCATGTGAGGTATGATTTTCGAGTGCAGTACGCAACGCACTTGATTTTATTGTTCCTTCCCACACAAGAGATTCCACAAAACCTTGAAAATCAGTTCTAAACGCGGTTTTGTGCGTATTATTCAAATATTTTACCCAAGTATTTGAATTAAACCGTTGCAAAGAGTCAGGCATCTGCGCAGAATTAGGAACAATATTCGGTGACTCACACTCACACGACGAATGATGATATTTACACGTTTGGCATACGTGGTTCTTGTTCATCTTCTTATCATTACTAACAACACGAGTTTGACTGTCAAAATGTTTAGCAGAATTTACACGCAAGTATCTCTGCAAAGTTTTGAGGTCAATATTGTCCATTTTCTTTCCCTCAAATTGAGCGAATTCAAATTTCCATGGATCTCCCTTTTGCTTAGAAGACTTCTGCTTTGATGTTTTGGACTCTTTATCCTTGGCACAAATTACGCACTTGTAAATTTTAATTTCCCAAACATCAGGAATGATTGCAAAATCACTCTTATCATTTCCCCAATCAGGATATTTCAACTTAACTAACTCTGTGTCAAGTTCGACACGTAATGTGCCATCTTCCTCTCGCTTTCGAAATTCTGGTTTAACCTTAATATGAATGTGATCTTCCATACGACGTACAATGGAAGCCGGTTCACGAGAGAATGCGTATGCAGCTAAATCTGCAACGTTGGTAGTAAGACCAACGACTTTTGGAGTTGCAACAATTCGCCCTTTCAACTCCACTTCTGCTTGTACTAAATACATAGGTATATTATTAACCAATTCAAGAAGAGTTTGACATGGCGAAGCTGCACAAAATTTCTCCAACATATTGGCAAAATCATCCATAAATATGCCTTCAATATAATTCTTGAAATTGGAAAAGAATCTATCAGATGGATTGACAGTAGCTAAAAATTCTGACGAGTGTCGAAATCCATTTACTTCCAATAAATAGCGCATGACAAAACTACCAAGGGTACTTTTTCCAACACTTGAAGAACCAAATATAACATACGAGTAAGGAGATGTTCTCAAATCTCCACTTACTTTCGTTTGTGTGTGTTTTGTAAGCATAGCCTCCAAATCGCGTAAATATAATAAAATACGCGATTGTTGCTGGCCTTTATTTATCTTTGACAGCCTTTTACCAAGAAATATTGTATCATCTAGGAGCTTTTCAAATTCTGCTCGACTAGTTTCCATCTTGTCATAACTACCAGTAACAACATATTCAAATTCACGCTTCAATTGGAATACTGCTTCTTCAAATTTAGTCACATCTGTATCAAAATGAATACATGATCTATAATTACCTGACATAATACCTTTGACAGCTTCCGCTGCAAAAATCACAGACTTCCATATCGCATCTATAACATCTTTAGCATGCACTCTTTCATTCTGAGCTGTGATTTTCATAACATCAAACTGTCCAAATGACAAAGAAATATTTTCACCTTCTAAAAAACCTAAGGTGACAACGTATGTCATTAAATCAAAAATAGCCTGAATTCCTTTATTATTTTTCATATTTTCCCAATCCAATAATGAAGTTCGCATAAAATCGATAGCTTCAGTAAGGGTCCATTTTTCAAATATTTTAAAGTCTTCAGAATGTTTTTTAATATAATCATATGCAAATTTACATGCAGAAGAACCAACGGTCAATTTGCCGTATTCAAGACCAACTAATAATAATTGGAAAACACGACTCTCTGAATTTTGAAACATTGCTGAACTTGCCATAGTCTCTAAAAGAGACAAAAGTTTATCAGCATCTAATCCAGAAATTTCTTCCAATATTTTTGCACTCATAGGGGTTGAAGCTAACGCTTCTCCCGCATGTGGTTTAATATTTTTATTTTTTGTTTTATTTTTATTTTTATTTACATTCTTTTTCTTTTCTTTTTTAGTTTTTTCATTTTTATGTTTTTTCTGTTTTACTTTTTCTTTTTGTTCGATATGTGATGAGTTGTTGGATTTTTTCTTACGATACGTACTTCTCCTAAGAGATTTTTCCGCATCTGGTAATGCAAGAACTGGTATTTCCTCCATTTCATCAACTGTTTCTACAACACTATCTAATTTACGTTTTTTGTGAGAGGACTCGAACATAACGTTAATTGAGTGTTGGGTTTGACAGGGTAATCCTACAGGGGATGAGCCTCCTGCGCAGGGCGCAGAATCGCTAATGGATAGACTAGATAAGTCAATAGCGACGCTGGGGTGGGTTTCCGTCCTCCTATGAAACCCGGTTGTCATATCATCTGCAGGAGCAGATACATGACCGCATGTCTGATCGCGAACAGTCGCAATCTCATGAGGTTCCACCGTGTGGCGCCTCATGGCGGTGTTTAGCGAGTTTAATGAATCTTCATCTCCTGAGTAGAGAATTTATTCCAAAGGCACTCGATACCTGGAAGGACGTATCAAATTTAAAAAGAAAGTGATTGTTAATTACAATCATAGATCTGGTTACAGTGTAACCTGAATACATTAAATGTATACTTTAAACAAAGATCAGTAAATTTTTTGGTGTGTGTTAAAGACACACCGGTTATGGTATATAGAGTGCGTTCTCTATATACAACGTTAAATACGAATATTTAACGCTCTTGTGTAATTTTAAATCAGTCATTCACTGAAAAACTA